AAAGAATTAGTAGATCATAATAATAGAATTAAAACTGAAATTGAAAATCTTACATTAAGACTTAAATTCTTGAATGAAAATGAACTTGATTTGTTTGATGAAAATCAATTCAAAGCTTATAAAGTATCACAACTTTTGAAAAACAAAAAGTTAAATGACATTGAACGTGCAAAAGTAATAGCTCAACTGATCAATGAATAATAAAAAAGATGAAATTCAAAATTTAGGAATTGAATCTTGGGAAGAAGCAGGATGTGTTGGAACATTAGCCATGAGTACTGGAATGGGAAAAACATTCTGCTTTTTTAAAGCAGTATTAAAAAATTGTAAAATAGGAGATAAAATAATATTTCTTGCAGAAACAAGACAAAGGGAAATTGATTTATTTGTAGATTTAAAAAAGTTTGATAAGTTATTTAAAACTAAACTTAGAAAATATAACATTCAATTTGATTGTTATCAATCTGCTTATAAATGGAAAGATACTGAATGGGATTTTGTTTGTGCGGATGAAATACATGATTCTTTAAGTCCTGTATATTCTCAGTTTTATTTAAACAATAAAACAAAGATGTTATTAGGATTAAGTGCAACTGTTGATAGAACTACTAAATATACACATGAAGATAAAGAATTTACAAAAGGAGATTTATTAGATAAAATATGTCCTGTTGTATTTTCATATACTCTTGATGATGCAGTAGATGATGAAACTACTAAGAAGTTAAACATCTTTGTAATTTATCATCAATTAGATGCTTATAAAAATAGTGTTACAGCAGGTACTAAAGATAAACCTTTTTTAACTAACGAAAAATCAGCTTATGATTATTGGGATAATCAGTTTAAAAGAGCTTTATTTTTAAATGAAGGTACTGCAAAAACATTTAGAATTAGAAATACTTCAGCAGCACGTGCTAAAATACTTTACAATTTACCAAGTAAAATAGAAGATATTAAATTACTGTTATCTTCTATCAAAGGACAAACAGTTGTGTTTGGTAATAGTTTAGAAGCTTTACATAAAGTTACTCCTGATGTATTAGATGGTAGTAAATCTGATAAAACAAATGAATCTATACGAACTAAATTTGATAATCAAAAAATTCCAGTAATAGGTTCATTTAAATTATTAAAACAAGGAGCTAATCTTAAAAAAGTAGATAACACTATTATCATGTCTTATTATGGTAAGGAAAAGGATATGATTCAAAGATTTGGTCGTCAAAGGGATGATGGATCTGTTGGTAATATATTTATTTATTTGACATTAGGTACACAAGAACAAAAGTGGTTTGATGCTTCTATGGAGAATATCACTAAATACAATATGATTTATTGCAATGGAACAAAAGATGCAATTAAAAAATATTCAGAAATCCGAGAAAAAGGATAAGTTAAACTTAAAGAAATTCAATAAGTTAACTAAATTAGAAAAAGAAGAAAATTATTTAAAACTAAAAACACTAGGTTATTATGCATAATTTCATTATCTTTGTACTTATTGGATATTTAATTAAATTAGAATATGGTCTTACTTTAAGATATTATTCTAATGATGGTATTTATTTTTATTATGATAAATCTTATTATCATAGAATTTCTAAAGAATTATTCAAACAAACCCACGAAATAAAAATTTTAAATTTAGAAAAACATGGATCAGACCCCTATTGAAGAATGTGCACATTGTTTTGGAGCAAAACAACTAATTGATAAACATAATAATCCTATTGATTGTCATGTTTGTAAAGCAGGTACATTAAGTCAAGAAGAATTAATCAAAGCTAATATAGCTTATGAAGAATCTTTGAAGACAATAATTGAAGAATTACCAGAAGAATACGACAATAATGAATATTAATATTAATCTTGATGAATTATCAAGACTTAATTTAAGTCCTAATGAATATATCTACTTGTATTTACTCTACACTGAAAAGAAACACAGTGTAGAGTTACAAGTAGATTTAAAAAAACTAGAAGATTTACAATTCGTTAGTGTAAAAGACGATGAAGTATATCTTAGGGCTAGTGGTTTAGCTATATTTGAAGTAGCAGATGATTTTTCATTATTTGTTGCTGAATATAGAAATTTATTTCCTAAAGGTGTTAAATCAGGAAATGGTACACCAGTACGAGGAAATAAATCAGACGTTGAAAAGAAAATGAAGGATTTTATGAAAATATATCCTCAATATAGTAAATTAACAATTTTAAATGCAACTAAGAATTACATATTGTATTTTAGAAACAAAAATTCATATACTTATATGACACAAGCTGATAACTTAATATCTAAAGATAAGATAAGTAAATTAGCTTCTTTATGTGAAGAATTTGAAAATAGTGATTTAAATATAACTACTGGAGAAAATAGAATATAATGAGTATATTTGACAGAGTAAAAAGGGAATTGTATGACAATAAGAAGATACGTGAAGGTGGAGGTTATACTTCTATTCCTTTCTGTTTAATTCCTGAACTTGGTACTGTAATTCCAGGTGTTCAAAAAGAAAAGTACGCTATTTGTACTGCTTCTTCTAAAGTTGGTAAATCAAAACTAGCTCAATTTTTATATGTTTATAATCCTTATCATTTTGTAACTAAATTTAAAACTGATTTAGATGTTAAAATATTTTATAATTCGTTAGAAGTAAGTAAAGAAGAAATTGTATGTCAATATTTAAGTTATAGGCTTTTTACAGATCATGGACATGTTATAGCACCTGATAAATTAAGATCAAATTTTGATAATTATATTTTACATGATGATATATTAAAACTAATTGATTGTTATGATGAAGAAATGGAAAGATTTGAACAAGTTGTAACTATTCAAGATACTGTTAAAAATCCAACAGGTATTTATAAAATGATGCGAGAATATGCTTATAACAATGGTGTGCATTTTGATAAAAAAGGGTTTAAAATCCCTAAAGAAGATTTACTTTCACAAAACAAAGAGATAAAAGATAAAGCAAATTTAGCAATTGATTCATATACTCCTAATAATCCTAATGAATATGTTATTTGTATAACAGACCATTATGGTTTATTAACTCCTGAAAATGGTAGTGATTTATGGCATACAATAGATAATTTTAGTAAAAGATATTCTATAAATATGCGTGATAGATGGAAATATCATGTTGTAGGAGTACAACAACAAGTTGCTGAACAAGAAAAACAACAATTTACTTTTAAAGGTGATACTGTTGTAGCTAAATTAAGACCTACTCCTGATGGATTAGCTAATAATAAAGAAACTCAACGTGATGTAAACTTAATGTTTGGATTATTTGCACCTCATAGATATAAGATTGATGAATATGAAGGATATGATATAAATAAATTACAAGACAATTATAGAGAACTATCAGTAATGTTAAATAGAAGTGGTACAGGTTTTAGAAATTTAGATATGTTTTTTCATGGAGCATGTAATCATTTTCATAAATTACCTTCTAAAATGACACCTCAAGACTATATTAAATACAAAGAATTAAATGAAAGATCAAAATAAATATACAAAACAACAAAAAGATTGTTTAGACAAATTAAATAATCTTTATAATGAATTAAAAAGTATGGATGAAAAAGAAAGAGAAGTTAAGTTGTATGTTAGTGATGATCCTGATTATATTTTAGATTTGTTTAATAGTTTTAATGATGAGGATAAAAAGAGTGCTCCTGAATTATTAAATTTTTTAAGTTCTAAATCAACTGAAAGTGATAAATGTCCAATGATTTATTTAGTTTCAGAACCTGAAGATGAAGATGAAAAAACAAATTATATTATAGTTATAAATTTTGACGGTAAACTACAATTAGCTTTTTGTGATGATTTGGAAGGAATCAGTATGTATTTAGGTGATCAGACTGAATTTCCTAAAGAGTTTCATATGAATATGTTTAAAGGACTTATTGATGAGCGAGAAGAAAGAAGGGGAAGCCCTAAAACATGATAGTGGTAAAATAAGGTATAGTTTAGTACCACAATTAGCAATTAGAGAAGTCATTAAAGGCTTTGAACATGGTGCTAAAAAGTATGGACAGTTTAATTATTCAAATGGTTTAAATCATCTTAGGTATGCTGATGCAGCATGGAGGCACATGAATCAGTATTTAACAGGTGAAAATATTGATGAAGAAAGTGGTGTACCTCATTTAGCTTTAATAGCTTGTAATGCTATGATGGCTTTAGAGAATAGTATTCAGCGTAAAGGTGTGGATGATAGAAATCCTCATTATGTACAATTAGAATTATTTACAAATCAATAAAAAACAATATGAGAATTATTAAAGATCCTGTACTAGGAAAGTACAGTATTAAAGTTACGGTACAAGGAAGTATTGTACAAGATGAAAATGATAAACAGATTTACAAATCTGGAAAATCAGGAAATGAAGCAGTATCTGATTGTATTAAACACATTGGAGATAAACTACGTTTAGTAGATACTGATAAAACATTAACTTTAGCTGAATTTCAAAAAGAAGCCGTAGATTTTGGTACTTCTATTGAAGAAGCTTTTAAAATTAAAGAGGTAGAATAAAAATGGCAAATGTCGTATTAGTGATAGGAGATACTGGGACGGGGAAAAGTACGTCAGTAAAATCTTTAATTCCTGCGGAAACTTATATTATAAATGTGTTAAACAAACCATTACCTTTTAAAGGTTCTGGTTCACTTTACAATGGAGAAAATAAAAATATATCAACAACAGACAGTTATAATAAAGTATTAGATATTTTAAAAGCTATTAATGATAAAGCACCACATATTAAAAATATTATATTAGATGATGTTGGATTTGTAGCAACAACTGAGTTTTTTAATCGAGCTTCTGAAAAAGGGTTTGATAAATTTACTGATATTGGAGTACATATGCAACGAATCATTGAATATTGTAAAAATATGCGAAGTGATTTAAATGTATGTTTAATGTTTCATGAAGATGATGATGTTAGTGATAAAATCAAAATTGGAAAGAAAGTTAAACTTATTGGAATGTTGTTAGAAGATAAATACAATCCTCTAGCCATAGTTTCAGTAGCTTTATTTACAGATGTTTCATTTGATAAAGATGGTAAAGCTGAGTATAGTTTTATTACTCAAAGATCTCAAAATAGAGGTCAAATAACACCAGCTAAATCACCTGAAGGAATGTTTGAAAATGTTAAAATACCTAATGACTTATCTATTGTCTTTCAAAAAATGAAAGAATATTATGAGTAGTATGAATAAATATGATAGTTATTATAATCATATACGTAATAGTAGTTCATTAAGTAAAATTAATCCTTATGATAATGTTAATAGAAGTAATAGTTGTAATACTTTTATTACTTATAAAGATGTTTATTTATTAACATCTAACAGAGTTAATTTTCATGAGTTTGTAGATAAATTAGAGAAACAAATAATAAAGTATGAATATAACTCTATTAGTGAAATATTACAAAAAAGTAGTGATGTACAACATATAACTCAAAGTGCATATAACGCATATGAAACATGTAATAGTAGTGATGTTTTTATACATATAGTAGATGAAATGCAATATTATAACATTAACATGCGTCATAATAATCGTATAGAACGAGCTATGATTATTAAAAATAGAATTTCTTATTCAAATAATGAATTACATAATAGAAGTTCTTATCAAGAATCTAATGATGAACAAACAAAAAGAAGAAACAAATTATTATTATTAATACCATGAGTTTATACAAAGAACTGATTAGCAAAGGCAAAGATGTAATTGCTGCTATCGAATTACCTTTTAAAGTTAAGGAACAACAAAAGAATCTTGAAATGGAGATTCTCAAAATTGAACAACAAATTGCAAAAGATGAATTAACAATTCAAGAACAAAAATCTAAACATCCTGTAGATTGGAAAAAATTAATAGATTCTATTGATGATTTAGACTTGAATAAGAAAAGATTATCTCAATTAAATAACTTGGAAAAAGAATTATTTAAACCTTAAAAAATAAAACAACAAATAAATAATTATGAAACAAATTGTAAAAGGCGAGTTTATTGAAGCTCGTAAATCAGGATTAACTAATCCTGAAATGGCAAAGAGATTTGAAATTTCTGTTAAAGAAGTTCGTCAAATTTTAGGAAGTTTAAATTTATCTTCTCGTGCACCTGCAAAACCAGGATACACATTAGTAGATGAAATTCCTACAACAAATAATCCTGGTCAACCAGTATTAGAAAATGCAGATCAAGAATCAATGTCTAACAATCAAATAACAGCGTAATGGGTTACGGAGCAAGTGTTCAAGTAAATGATACTTATGTAGCACCTTTAGTAGGTGCAGTAGATGATTGTACAATTGAAGGTAATTTTGAATTGTCTGATGATAATTCATATGCTACCATTAAATTTGTACAACCAAATGGTTCTACAATTAATAGACGTGAATATGATGATGCAGAAAAAGCAGATAAGGTTTCTGCTGCTGTAAAACATATTTGCACAAAATATATGACTGAAGAGGAATATATTCAATTAGTAGGTGATGATCATGCTTCTTTTGCAGCATTTATTCAACGAGTAAATACAGCATTAATTAATAAAATCACACCTGATGTAAAATTACGTGTATTATTTCATTATAATACCAAAAATTATGCACAAGTTTCAAACTTCCCTCCATTTATGGAGTCTATGAGTATTGAACCTGCAAAATCAACTTTGACTCGTCAGCTTAATTCAAAATATGTTCAGGAACGTCTTGTAAAAAAAGAACAACCTAGACCAGATTCTGAAGCTCCTGCAACAACTGCTGAAGCAACTGAAGATTTGCCATTTTAAACTATGTATAGTGCTTATACAAAAGAATTAACCAAGGCTGAAATTTTAAAAAGAGTTTCAGAATGGGATTTGTGGAGCTATTATATTCCTGGAGTTAAGTTAGGAGGTTCATTTCTCAGTCCTTTAAGGAGAGAGAAAGAACCTTCTGCTTCACTCTTTGTATCTCGAAGTGGAAATATTCTCCTTAAAGATTTCAAGTTAGGTACTTTTACTATATGGAGGTTTCTACAAGAGAAATATAATTTAACTTATCACGAATGTCTTCTTACAATAAATAATGATTTTGATCTAGGTATAACTCTCCGAAGAAATAATAAACCAACAATGTCATATTTTGGTATAGAACAAAAAGAGAAACCTGAACAAAAATCTAGTTTAACAGAACTTGCTATAAAAAGAAGGTCTTGGAATACTTTTGATAAGAACTATTGGTTGCAATATAATATACCTGTAGATTTTATTGAAACAAGAAATCATAAAGTGATACCATTAGATAATTTTTGGATTAATGGTGAACTTTCTTATTGGCATTACGAATATAATCCTGCTTATTCTTATGAATTTGGTAATAAATTACGAAAAATTTATATGCCTTATAATAAGAAACTCAGATTTGTAATGAATTGTAAAGAAGATATTATACAAGGTGAAGATGATTTACCTTGGACAGGTGATATTTTATTTATAACAAAATCTTATAAGGACGTGCTATTTTTGTCAACTCTAGGATATAATGCAATTAGTCCTCAAAGTGAATCATATACTTTATCCGAAGAGGTAATAGCAAGATATGAAAAAAGATTTGAGAATATATATTTGCTTTACGATAATGATGAAGTAGGTATTAAGTATAGTAATAACAATTGTATCAAATACCCTTGTTTAAAACAAATATTTGTACCTAAAGAATCTGAATGTAAAGATATTTCAGATTTTTATAAAAAATACAAAAAAATTGAAACCTTAAAACTAATAGAAAAATGGATGAGTTTGATAAATTAGCAGAACAAATGGAAAGAAAATTAGGTATGAATACAAAAAATAAAAAAATATCTGAAACTTTTACTACTATTCCTGCTGAAGAGTTTATATCAGATGCTACTGATTATGAATGGAAGCTTAAAGGTAATGAAGCAATTCAATTATCAAGACATGATATAGAAAAATATGGTTTTAACTTTCCATACAAAAAAAGAATAAACAACTAATTATTAATAATTTAAAACAAAAAAAAGATGTCAACATCAACAACACCAAAGTACAAAGAATTGCTAATTGCAAATCTTGATCCTAAAAAAGTAGAAGAGTCTAAAATCCAAGAACAAGTGGATACGGCTAAAGTAGAAGTTAGTCATGCAGAGTTAACTTGCAAGAAAGAACTTAATCGTACTAACGCACAATTGAAAGCAGCTTTTTGCAGCTCAACTTTTAATGTAGAAAACATCATTACGTTACAACGTAAAGTTGCAGCATTAGAAGAAGATTTAAATGCTATCAAAGAACTTGAAAAATTATTTTAATAATTAGTTAAGTTTAAAAGAGGGTGCTGAAAAGTACCCTCTTTTTTTATTATTTTAAAAAACAAAAAACAAAAAACAAAAATGGCTCGTAAAATCCTTGTGTTTGACACAACAACAAATACTCCATCAACAATTGAAAATTTTCAAGGTAATACTTGGGGAGAATTAAAAGCTAAATTACCTAGATATGATAAATCTATGGTAGCAATGATTAAAGAGAATAAGACTAATTTGGAGCATGATGGTGCTGAATTACCTGTGGGAATTGGTAAAAATTCACGAGGTGAACCAAATGGAGCTGACTTTACATTGTTTTTAATGGCAGGAAAAGTTAAATCAGGAAATGAAAATCCTGATTTACTAGAAATTAAAGCAGAACTTATTGCTGAAATTAATGAAGTAATTGATGAAAAATTTAAAGAATTAACAGATCTTTTTAATGAAAATCTTACTAAGATGAGTAAAATTTCTACAAGTGAAGTTGATGCATTAGCTGAAGAAGCTAGATCACTAACAAACAATTAACAATTTAAACCTTATTATAATGACAGATTTAGACGATGATGAAATTCAAAGATTGAGTGAAATGCATGATATATTAAGTGCACAATCAAAATCTGATAATAAGGAGGGTGTTGTACAACTTGATGCAGATTCAAGTATTGAAGAAGTATTAACACCTACGCCTATAACACAAAAAACTGATAAAATGGCCTATGAACTTGTTGATTCTCTTGAAGAAAAATTAGAAAAAGTTTTAGAAGTAGAAGATGAATTTAAAAAGAAATTTGTAATTGGTACTAAATTTATATTTAGATCAGGTAAAATTAAACATTCAGATGAATATACTAAATATGTATTTACCATAAGTAATATAAATTCATCAGGAAGTATTTTAATAACTAATCCATATACAGGAACAGTTACACTTCCTGCCAATTCAACTGTAGGAAACTATGATGAATTTATATTTGTTGATGAAATATTTGATAAAATGAATGATGGTTATTATTTATATTTAAAATATAAAGAGAAAGGTGTAGAATTAGTTCATTTTTTTGTTTATGATCATTCTCATAATACATTTGGTATTAGAAATAGTTATAAAATAACAGATAAAGAATATGAACCTATAACTATTTATAATGCAACAATAGCAAAATTTGGAATATATCTTTCAAAAAAAGATGTTGAAATTTTAACTACAAAAGAATTTAATGATATTTTAGGAACTCGTACTTTAAAATCACCATATAATACTTTTTATAAAGAACCTACATTTTTAGAAAGAAGAACTATTATTGAAAATATATTAAATGATTTATTTCCTGATTCATGGTATTATTCAGAAGTATATGATAAAAATGTACAATCAGGTAGTATAAATAATGGTAACATATTAATATATTACATGATTAAGTTTCCTCAAATAGATCTTGTAAATAGTAGAGGTGAAAAACATACTATTTATGATATACATGTTGTATTTGGAGTAACAAATAATTTTAAATGTACACATTCAAGACCTCTTGGTTTTAAAACTTCATTTATTCCTCAAGAACTTGAATCAGGTTATGTACATTCTCATTTATCTGCAATAGGAAGTTCTAGTAATCCTTTACATTATGGATTTATAAGTACATTTTGTTTAGGAGAAGGTCAACCTATAAGTTTAGCATTAGCAAAAATGTGTTCTAATTCATTTAATGAAAATGATTGGTTATCTTTCTTTATGCAAATACCAACATATTTATCTTGGGAATCATTGGAAGGTGTTCCACATATTAAAATGAATAGTATTGCAAAAAATGAAAGTCAGTATACCCAAATAAGTATGGATGCAACATTAATAACTAGTGGATTACAAACATCAAGTTATATAAGTGGAGTTGATGAATTTTATCCTAATGAAATTAAAAATGAAATGTTTAATTCTAACTTTTTAAATCAATTATCTTATATTGTAGTTAAACAAAATAATATAGATTATTTAAAAGTTGATCCTAGATCTATTATTGAAGCTGATGAAAAAAATACTAAACTGATTCCTAAACTTTATTTTAATAATGGAATATATTATATTAAAAGAAATACTTCAGAAAATTTTGGTAGTACAGTTAGAACTGCTATATCTAACTTTAAAAATACTTCAGTAGTTAAATTCTTAACTACTAGTCAAAATACTATTTTTAAAAATGTTAAAGATAGTAAACACAATGATTATAAGTTTGAAATGAAACTGATAGATGTTAAAAAAGATGAGGTAGATTATGAATTAGTACCTAGTCCTTTACATGTAAAACAGTTAGAACACACAATAAATAACATTATAAATTAATGAGCACAAATAATAACGTAGTAAGAACTAGTTCACTTTCAATTCATAAATTTGAAGGAAAGCCTAGTATCATAATTAGTAAAAACTTACAAAACATTGTAACTTTTTTACACAATAAAATAGGTAGTGATGAGTGGTCAGGGCCATTATTTTATGAAATTTTAGAAGGGGATATTAAAGATCCAAATTCAGTAGTAATTAAAGCACATCATGTTCATTTACAAGACATTGGTACTGGAACTTATACTGAATATAATCAAAATGCTGCTGATTTTATGACAGTTCTTGAAGATTATCCAGATTTAATGGATGGTTTAATGGAAGGTCGTATTAAAATAGGACATTTACATACACATCATAACATGGCTGCATTTTTCAGTGGTACTGATGATAGTGAATTACATGATAATTCTAAGAATTATAATATGTATTTATCACTTATTGTAAATTTTGCTTGTAAACCAGTTGCTAAAATTGGAATTAAAGGTAAGAGAAAAATTGTTTATACAAGTGCTGAAGATACATTTAATTTTTTAGGACAAGAAGGTACTGAAGATAGTATTGAATTTTCTACAAATAATACAAACAAAGAATATGAGTGTATTGTTGAAGTAGAATGTGATGTAAAATATGAAGTAGATGAACAAGTTTCAAATCAATATAATTTGATTAAAGATAAGAGAAAAGTTCCTGCTTATAATGCGTATGCTGGAGGACATTCTCAAGGTGGATATGGACGACCCTATTATGAAAATCACGCAAATTTTCCAAATCCTCACGCAAACAGTCAAAACATTCCAAATCAAAATCAACAAAATCAAAGAACAAATATAAAAACAAGGGAAGATGAGTGGGGCATTCTTAATGACACTCTTGTTGGTCTTATAATGGTAAGATTGATTACATCTAATAATACTGCAACTGAAACTTTGTATTCTACTCTTATTGCAAAACACAATAATTATTTGTTACAAAGTGTTCCTGAAAGAACTAAAGAAAATAGTAGAATTTTCAATGAATTTGAAAAATACATAAGAAGTAATATTGCGAATAATACACATATTACTAATGATGTATTAAGAGAAGCAGCACGTTCAATGGTATTTTGGTGTAAAACTTATAAGTCAGTACCTTATAGTGATGTTATTAAACCTTTATTTGATAATCTTGTTGAAAAATATGATAAATTAGTTAAAGATGATATTAAGAAAAATGCTCATAAATTTGATTCAAATCTAAAAAAAGTAGAAAATACTCCAACAATTAATGAAATAATTGAAAAAGGTTTTGAAGATAATGCTCAACAACTCGGACATGGATTATATAATTAATATGGAAGAAGCAGAAGTTATTGAAAAACAAAATATAAATCCATTAACATCTCGATTTAATGAAGCTATTTGGTATAATCCAAATGTAAGTATTGTTGTAGGTGGTGTTGGAGGAATTGGAAGTTATTTATCTTTTCTATTAGCTAGACAAGAAGCTAATTTATATCTTTATGATTTTGATTTAATTGAAACACATAATTTAGGTGGTCAATTATATAAAATGAAAGATATTGGAAAGTTAAAAACTCAAAGCATTAAAGATACAATAAAAGAATTTTCAAATTCAGATAATGTAACTTGTTTAGGAAAATTTGAAGAAGGTAGTATGATTGGAGATATTGTTTTTTCAGGTTTTGATAATATGAGTGCTCGTAAATTAATGTTTGATGCTTGGAAACAAAATGATTCAAGAAAAATATTCATTGATGGACGAATGTTAGCTGAACAAGGACAAATTTATTGTGTTATACCAGGACTTGAAGAGGAGTACGAAAAAACATTATTTGATGATTCTGAAGTTACAGAACAACCTTGTAATTACAAAGCAACTAGTTATTGTGGAGCATTAATAGCTTCTTTAATGGTAAGTTGTTATAACAATTATGTAACTAATGAAAAATTAGATGCTGCTGTTCGTGAAGTACCTTTTAAAATGACATATTCATTAGAGTTATTAAATTTTAAAATACATGAAAGTTAAAAGTTTATTATATAGTAGTTTAGATAATAACGACTCATTATCACAAAGTAAAAGATTAAGTACAGAATATGATACATTTACAATAAACAATAATTGTATTGCATTATATTTAAATCCAACTGTAAAATATATTCCACTTCTTAATGTAAATAGAAGTAAACTAACTGCTGTTTTAAAAAGTTTAAATAAAACACAAAATATAGCTACTCTTAACTTTAATAATTTAGAAGCTAATGAATTTATTAAAAGTGTTATTAGTGTTACAAAAATCCCTGATAAATACAGAACTGGAAGTACTAAAGAAATAGTAACACAAATATTTAACAGTAATAATGAATATTTGATAAATAGCTTTACTAGAAAATTAAAAGATCTTTTTATTAGTGAAATATCAGCAAGTTTATTAGATCTAAAACGATCAATAGTATATCATGATATTAATGATTGTGTTTGTAGGATTAAATATTTTAATATATTAGAACGTCATACGCCTAAAAAAGCAGTAAGTAAAAGCTATTTTACTGATTATTATGGAGTAATTACATCTAAATATAAAGAAGAACCTATTAATTATTTCTCAGTTCCTTATGGAATGTTCACTATTAAAAATAATCAATTAGAAAACTTACAATATATCTTATGTATTGATAAAAATGTAATTTCTCAACTTTATCATTTAGATGGATATATTGAGAGTAAATATTACAAGTTATTTGTGAGAGAAGACTTAATAAGTAGTAACAATGCAAATCCTCATTTGAAAAATTATTTTGAAAAAGTGGTTGTACCATTTTGCAAAGAGCAAGAAATTGATATTTTAGCTGTTAATAGTTTACAAAAGTTTTATTCAAGACCAATTGAAAAACCTAAAAGTTTGGGAGATAGTAATATCTTAAAAGAACAAGCTGTAAAAAGATTTAAAGAATGTCTGAGCAACATAGCGATTTAAAACCAAAACATAATGGTTCTAAAAATAGACGAGCAGGACATAATTATGAAAGGAAATGTACCAATTATTTTAAAGAACTTGGTTTTTTAAGAGCACGAACAAGCAGACAAGCTAGTAGATTACTAGATGATGCTAAAGTAGATATTGCGTACATTCCTTTTAATGTTCAATGTAAAGCAGTTGATTCTAACATGAATTATCTTACATTAATTGATGAAATTAATGTTAAAATTAAAGAGTTAGTTCCTGAAAGAAAAGATTACCCAACTATTGTTTTTCACAAACGAAAGAATAAAAAAACATTGGTTGTGATGAATATTGATGAATTTACAAAACTATTAAAACATTATGACGACAAAACTAGAATTTGATCAAGAGTATATCAAAAGTTGTTTTAATGCTTGTCAAGGTTATGATCAAGTCAACCAATTAGTAAAATCTTTGGAAGATGGAAATTATGATTCTGTAAGAATACATTTAGACCATGCAATTGATGATTTACAAAATCAAATTAATCAACCAATTGGTGAAAATGAAGAACCTATTCACAATGCACGAGTTTATAGATTAAAATCTATGTTTGAGTGTTGGAATAAATTATTTATAATTATTGAAGAACAACTTGATGGAAGAGAGAATACCGTACTTTCAAGTACAGGCTCTAAATAATTCTGCATTATCATTATTTAATTATGATGTAGAATCTTATTATAAAGCTTATGTTCAAAAAGTATATGAACCTAAAGAATCTGATAGCTTACTATTGGGTTCTTTAGTTCATTTACTATTACTTGAACCTGAGAAATTAAATGATTCTTTTGCTATTCTACCTAAAAAGGTAGATGGTAAGTTAGGATTATTTATAGAAGAGTATGCTAAAACAGGAAATGCAGATTTAGCTTATAGTAAAGCAGAATTTAAAATTGCTTTTACTAAAGTTATGGAGAACTTTGAAAAACCAGAAAATAAAAATTATTATGATGTTTTAGTAAATACAACAGACAAATCATTAATTTCATTAGACGAATTAAATAAAGCTAAAAGACTTGTTGAATCAGTAACAAAAGCTAATCAAATACCTAAAGTTTTAGAAGGTTTAGAATGGGATAGATTTGTTGAATTTGAGATATATTTTGATATACAAAGACATGGTAAAACTTTACCTTGTAAAGCTAAATTAGATGATTTATACATATCAAAATGTCGTAAATTTGTTAAATACATTGATCATAAAACAGATAGTAAAAATAGATCATACGAATATAAAGAAACTTTTGAATATTGGAAAACTTATAGACAATTAGCATTTTATGATAGTGCTATACTTGCATATTTTCATCAACAAGGATGGGAATTACCTATTAATGTAGCACATTATATCAATGCTATTAGTTTAAAGAATGAAAAATCAATGCTTTATAACATTGATAGTTCTTATATTACTAAAGGATTAGAAGAAATAAATCGAGATATTAATAATCTAATTTGGCATATGGATAGTAACCTGTGGGAATATCCTAAACATGTATATGACAACTTAGAATTAAACCAAACATTAAACCTTATTTATGAACAAAGTAATTGAAAGTGTACAAGAATTTCAAGATATATTCAAACAACCTACGTCAAAAACACCTACACTTACAAATAGTGATAATCAAAAGTTAAGATATGACCTTGCTTTTGAAGAGTTAGAGGAGTATAGACAGGCTTGTCAAGAAGGAAATATGGAAGAAATTCTTGATTCTTTAGTAGATCAACTATACATTTTAGTTGGTACTGCAAATAGTCATGGACTTGGAAAAGCCTTATTTGAAGGGTTTAAAGAGGTTCATAGATCTAATATGACCAAACTTGATGAAAATGGTAATCCTGTTTTCAGAGAGGATGGTAAAATTTTAAAACCTAAAACTTTTGAAAAACCAGATTTAAAAAAAATTTTACTTGAGGTATATGGAAATTAATTAATTTTTTATACCTTTGTGCAGATGAATGTGGAGAAGAATAAAAGTTATGTGTTTTTAACACCTATGTTAGAATTTGATCCTGTATATTCAAGAAGAGATTTAATTATTAATTCTTATATGCATGATGAAAAGTATCCTGATCGTAAAGGAGTGATTTATGTTCATTATATTTATGATAAAAACCCAGGTGCTATGAGTAGATTAGAGGCGTGGTTAATAAAACATTCAGAATTTATTGATTGTTATGAACCTGATAAATATTCAATGATTTTTTGTTTTAACGTCCCTAAAAAATATCAACTAGATTATGTTAAATTTATAAACAGTAAGTATAGCGAATTGAGTCCAAATTATAAACTTAAAATATTAAAATTTTTCAATGCTTCAGTTTCCAATGATATTTATAAAGTTTTATACAAAGATCCAGAATATAAAAAACAGTTAGAAAGAGAATTAGAGGTTACTTTACCACAAAATGCAGAATTAGGAAGTGCTATTAATTATGAAAATGAAACTTATTCAGAAACTAAATTAATAAAAGATGATAATTCTTTTGTTGAATTAATGCTTTTTGGAAAATAATAAATTAAAACTTAATCATCCCGTAAGATGATTTTTAAAAACTTAAAAAAATGTTAACACCTGAACAAGTAGAAGAATTTAATTCTTTAAGAAATCAGTTTACAAGATATTGTTATGTTGCTACTCAAGGAGCTACTTTTTTCAGACCAAATGATTTAATAAATCATGCTTTTCTACATTTAAATACTGATTATAAATATGTTAAAAATGTAAAGCTTTCAGCAATTCTTGAAATACGTAGAGAAATTATTCGTGAAAGAATAAGAAATGAAAAAAAACCTTTATTGTTAAATGTGTTTTCAAATGAATTACCTGAAGATAATCATTGGTATAATAAAGGAAATCCTGATAATTATAAAGGTTCAATATTATCTTCGATAGGATATGATTATGAACAAATTCAAAAATTGATTGACAGTTATAAAACTAAAGATAAACAATCTGTAGAAATAATAATGCTCTTAGCTGAAGGTTACAAAGCTCAAGAAATTAGAGAAAAATTAAAATTATCTGATGATGATTATAAACTTAAAGTTAATAAAATTAGAGGATATTTGAAAAAAAGACTAACTCCTGGTCAATCTTTTAGAACAAATATTGTATGTTCTTTTGAAAATTCAGGAAGATATTTAAAAAGAACTCATTACAAGGAAGAAATTGAAAAGGGTTTAAAAGAAAATAAATCAGTAGTTCAAATAGCAAGAGAACTTGGTATTGGAAGATATACTGTATATTATCATTACAACAGATGGACACTAAAGAAATGAAAATTAAGGAATTTACAATTCCTCAACTCATGTTATTTTTACATGAAAAAAATAAATATGATGAAGATACTGTATTATTACAACTATCTGAAAAGTTAAAAACTAATTCTAGTATAAATTATTTAAGATTAAGAAAAACAGGTATTGATTGTATTTCTGCAATTCATAAAACAGATACTTTCTTAATAAACAAATACATTTCACTTGAAGATGAAGAATTAATAAAAATTAAATAATGGAAAATAATAACTCTGTAGCTTTTATTACAAAAATTAAATCAATAACTCCTATTGAAGGAGCTGATAAAATTGAATTAGCAACTTGTGAAGGATGGACTTCAGTAGTTCAAAAAGGAGTACACAAAACTGATGATTTGGTACTTTGTATAACTACTGATGCTGTAATTCCTGACGAGTTAGCTGAAAAGTGGAATGTTAAAACATATCTTAGAACTAGATGTCAAGATCCTAATACTAAATTTGCAAAATCAATATTATGTGTTAGAACTGTAAAATTAAAAGGTGTTTATTCAGAATGTATCTTAATACCTTTAGTTGATGTTAGACCTAGTTTGTATAGTGGACTTGTTAATCCAGGATTAGACATGATGAATATTTTAAAAATATTCAAGTATGAACCTCCTGTAAGAAATTTACAATTATCTAATGGACGTAAAATAAAATATAAATCAAATCTTAATTTTCATATTTATCATAAATTTCCAAATATTAAAAACAAACCTTCAATGTTTAAAGATGGTGAGTTAGTATCAATATCTACTAAATATCATGGAACTAATGCTAGATATGGAATTGTTAAAAAATCTAAATTAAGTTTATTAGATAAGATTAAAAGATTTTTTGGTAATAAATTAGCTGAATATGAATATGTTTATGGATCACATAATGTAGAAAAAGGTTCTGATACTAACGGATTTTATTCAACAGATGTTTGGAAAGAAGTTGCTGATAAACATAATTTAAAGAAACTACTTTGGGATTATGTTAAACTTTTTGCTGAATATGATAATTTAAAAAATGTAGGATCTGGAATTATTCTTTATGGTGAAATTATTGGGCCTCAAATACAAGGTGAATATACTTATAATCTAAAAGAAAGAGATATTATTTTCTTTGATGTTGAACTTGATAGTAAATATGTAGGAGATAGTTCTTTTGAAATGATAATGAATGAACTAGAAATAAATACTAATAATTATATTGCACCACTATTTTACAATTACAATGAAGATGAAATAAAAAAAATGGCTACTAACATATTCATTGAAGGTACTAAAATTCCTCATGAAGGATTAGTAGTTAAATCTCTTGATGGTGATAGATCTAAAATAGCTAAATTTATTAACCCTGATTATTTAATATATGCAGAAAAACACAATGTCCCAGACTCCCATTAGAACTTTTGTAATGGGTGACATTCATGGAGGGTATAAAGCTCTCCTTGAATGTCTTCAAAAAGTTAATTTTGACTATGAAAATGATACATTAATTCAATTAGGAGATGTATGTGATGGATGGTCAGAAGTATATGAATGTGTTGAAGAACTATTAAAAATTAAAAACTTAATAGCTATTCGTGGTAATCATGACCAATGGTTTTATGAATTTATTAGAACAGGTATTCATGGTTCTCAATGGACTCAAGGTGCTGAAGCAACTAGAAGTTCATATGGTAAAAGAAGTTTTATGATACCCGAATCTCATGAAAAGTTTTTTGGTACTCAACTCAATTATTACATAGATGATAAAAATAGATGTTTTGTGCATGGTGGATTTAATCGTCATTACCCAATAAATAAACAAGCTTACCAATACATTTATTATTGTGATAGAGATTTATGGGCACAAGCATTAAGTCATGGTAGCATGATTAGTAATCCAAAAAAATATAGATTTAAAAATGAATTTGAAGAAATATTTATTGGACATACTACTACTTCACATTGGAATAAAGATTCAAAACCTATGAATGCTGCTAATGTATGGAATTTAGATACTGGTGGAGGTTTTGAAGGGTATCTTACAATAATGAATGTAGATACTAAAGAATATTGGCAATCAACTAAACTAAAAGAATTATATCCAGATGAACGAGGAAGAAATTAAAACACATAAAAGTATATGTTATATAACAGAAATTAACAGTTATTCTGATGATTTAGATGATTTAGATGATTTATCAGATTTTGTTGATAGATGTAAAGAAAAGTTAAATGAACTATTGGAAAAAAACAATACTTCTTTTTCTCAATTATCAATTGAAGAAGATGGACAACTTTGTGTACAGTTTTATAGACGTGAAACTGATGAAGAAACTATAAAAAGAGTTGAAAATCAAAATACTATGGTTAATAAAAATAATAAATTAAGAGCTTTACAAACATTAAAAGAAAATCAAGAACTTCTGACAAAAATAAAATCAGGAGCAGATTTAAATGATTTAATTGAAGTTTATAAATAAAAAACAAAATGAAAATAAAATTAATCACAATGATAAAAGCATTTGCAGGTAGATGTCCTGTTAATGGAGGGATATGTTTAAATCCATTATGTGCATTTGGATGTATAGATGATTTGTAATATGAAAAAAGAAATAATCATATTAGTAGGAATTAGTGGCTCAGGAAAAACCACATTTGCATCAAATTTTATGAAAGAAAATCTTAATTATTTAAGAGTAAATAGAGATGATATTCGTAAAACATTAGTTGGTAATTTAAATGGTTATTATCAAAGAAAAGATTTAAATGAATTAGAACAACTTGTTACTGAATTAGAAGAATCTATGTCTGATGTACTTCTTTGTAATGATAATATTATTATTGATAATACTAATCTTAAACAAAGGTATATTAACAAATGGATTAAATATTCACAAGATACTGACATTTACCACAATCTTAAATTTAAATTATTTGATATTAGTTTAGAAGAATCACAACGAAGAGTTTGTAAAAGAGAATCTTTACATAATTTTGAAGATTTAAATTACATTGAAAAACAATATAATGATTATCAAGAAATTAAAAAGTGGTTAATAAGTAATTACAAAGATAAAATAATATAATATGGGAGTACCTGGAGTATTTAATAGTAAATCAAGTAATGATTCTGATTATTATTCAGTTAGTAACAATTCTTTAAATCCTGATCCTTCTAATTTTAGAGTGTTAAGAAGTTTAAAAAAAGGTAATGTAATTTTATTAGAAATAAAATATCCTAATTGTACTAATTATGAAGGACATAAAATTATTGTAATGGATAGTTTAATGTATGAACTTAGTGTTAAACACTTAGGTAAACTAGATCCTCATTTTAGTGATAAAGGACAAACTGTAATAGCTAGGTTTGAACCTTCAATTAGAGGTTGGGAAATGGCTAAAGAATTTATTGAAAAATGTGATATATGAGTCTTGATAAAGCAATAAAACATAAAAAAGAATTTAGAAAAAAATACAGAGGTTCTAAAGCATTTGATTGTCAATGTAGAAATCATGGAAGTTGTACTTGGTGTTTAGAAAATAGACTATATACATCTTTAAAAAATAAACTAACTAAAAAATTTAAACTAGATGAGTAATATATGGTTTACGTCTGATACTCACTACGGACATAAAAATATAGTAAGAGGAACTTCAGATTGGGATGATAAATCTCGTTGTAGAGATTTTGATACTATTGAAGAACATGATAATGTATTAGTTGATAACATTAATAAATATGTTAAAGAAAATGATGTGTTATATCATTTAGGTGATTGGTCTTTTGGAGGTATTGATAATATTAAAGAATTTAGAGAAAGAATAAACTGTAAAAATATTCATTTAATACTTGGTAATCATGATCACCACATTGAAAGAAATACTGATAATTTACAATCTTTATTTAGTTCTGTAAAACACTATAATGAAATTAAACATGGTGGAGCTACTTTTATTTTATCTCATTATGCAATGCGTGTATGGAATAAGTCACATAAAGGAAGCATAATGCTTTATGGACATTCACATGGTACACTAGATGCAAAACCTCATTTATATTCACCTATATTAAATCCAACTTGGATTGGAGATAATTATTTTATTAAAAATTTTAAAACTATGGATGTGGGTATAGATACTAAGTTTGAATTTACACCATATCATCTAAATGATATTTTATTAATAATGAGAGAAAAAGAAGTAATATTAAATATAGATCATCATGATGAAACTACCAACTAAAATAAGTTTATTTTTGTCAGGTTTATTACAAGTAATGCTTGTATCAATGAATGTTATTTTCATATCTCACAATTATATTATATGTATGATGATAACAGGATTCCTAATATCTTACACATGGACATATAACACTCGTAAAATAGTAGTATCAACACAAACAGAAAGATTATCCTATGCACTAGGTGCTTGTACTGGTACTGGACTAGGATATACAATTGCAAAACACTTAATTAATTTAATATAATGTTTTTACCAACAACACATCAATCACTTCAAAAGAAGACAAACAATATTCTTTCAGTTTTTAGTAAGACAGTAGATGAATTACTAAAAGTAAATAATGAAGCTCATGCTAAAGTTAATTCTAATAAGGAAATTATTAATGATTTAACTAATGAAAATACTTCATTACAAACAATGACAGAACAAAATAACAAAGTTATTACAAATATCAAATCATTATTAAAATAATGGAAAAACTAAATTGTATTCTTCTTACAAATAATAATTGGACAGAAATTGAAATTACACAAGGTAAAACAATATTTGGAATAATTGTTTTAATGAATCTTTTAATGATATTTCATTTTATTATTCGTAAAATTTATGAAAATGATGATTATGATTTTTATATTTTAGAAAAAATGACATTAATAACAATAGCTATTGATATTACTATTCTTCTTTTTTTCCTTGGTTATCTAATAGGTAACTTCTTATTTTAAATCAATATTAAATAACATAGCCCCTTTGAGTTAGGGGCTATGTTTAAAAAATTTCGCATTGTGCTTTAGTAAGGTCTATTATAAACTTTAATCTGTTCTTCAGGAGTTAGAAAGTCCATTATTTTACCTGCAACAGGTGTTAAATCTAATAACTTCTTTTGAATTTTATAATCTCCTTTATCCCACATACCTGACTTTCTAGTATATTGTTCAGTAATACCACCTGAATAAAGAGGTACTGCTTGATTTATTAATTCACCAAACTTTCTAAGTTGAGATGTTGATACGGCAGGATTATTAATCAATCTAAATAAATCTGGAAATCCAACACCAGGAAGATACATTACAAAATCTTGTTGTAATCTTCTTGCTTGTAAAGCTATATGATTCTGAATAAATGTATTAGGTTCATCATCATCATCTCCTGTACCAAGTAATCCCATTATTAACATACATGCTGCAATAGTCGCTATTTCAGTTAGTGTTTTACGTGCAGCTTCACGTTCTTGTGGAGTATATTTTATAGTCAGTGCATTAGCTACTCCATAAGCTTTAATATCATTTATAAGTTTACCAAAGAATGTTCTGTAATAACCTTCATAAATATCAGCTAATTCAACATCTACATACTCTCTAACATACCTCTTCCTAAAACCTGTATAAATATGCTTCCTAAACATTACCATTAGTTTACCTAATGCTTTTCTTTGCATAGTAGATTTATCAAACTTATTGTAGTTACCATGAATCATTTTATTGATAGCATGGATTTTATTCATAGTATTAAATCTATCAGTTTCATTCCAAAAAGGTTTATAAGCATCTTTAATTACTAATCTACCATTCTTACTTTCAAAAGCATCATAAAGATTTTCTTTAATTTTGCTAAATTCATCTTCAGCTATTTTACGATTCTCATTATAACGAGTAACTAAAGCATTATATTTTTCTAATCCTTCTCTAGTAGTAGGTTTTTTATCACTTACTACACCTGCTTTACGTCTAATATATTCTTCTTTAGATTCAAAAGCCTTACCTGTAAACTTCTTACCTTTTAATACAGCTAGTGTACCAACAGATTGAATTTGATGTTCTGCAATATTATTTACAAAGAATAAAGTACTTGTACTAAATAATCTTTTTGCAGTAGTAGCTGATATATCACGACCAAATTCATCTTGGAATTGACCTTGAATACTATCAAAATAATCATTAATTAAATTAGTTTTTGAAGTAGGTGTTGCTTTACTAAAATCTCCAATTATGTTTTTAAGATCTCCATTATATGAACCTTGAGCACTTGCCCATTCAGTAGAACCATATGTATTACCTCCAGCTCCTCCATAAAAAGTACTAATGTTACCAAGAGTAGCATTGTTAATACCACCTACTAAGTTAGCAGCCATAGTATTTAAAGCTGTTAAATAACCTAAGTTACTACCAATTTTATTTAAACTTATAGTTTCACCAAATACCTGCATATTAGAAATAATCTCTTGTTCATTATAAACAACAGTATCAATAAATTGATTTAACCTATCATTAACTCTTACTTCAGCAGTTTTAAATTTAGCTCTACCAGTAACCATATCAAGTATTGATTCACCATCACTTTTAGTATCAGTTATCTTACGAGGATTAATTTTTAAAGACGGATTACCAAGAACCATATCTTTAAGCATTAAAATATAAGGTTCATTCTTTTCAAACTCTGAATAGTGATTAGCCATATGACTAAACAATAACATAGAAGATAATAAATCTTTAGATACATCTTCTGAATTAATTCTTTCTACAAAGTAAACAGGAATGTTTTTAACTTCTTGACCTGATTGAGATGTTAATCCATAAGAAGCATCACGTCCTTGAAGACTAAAACCTTCAATAGTTCTATCTTTTATTAAAGTTAATTGAGCACCTAAATTTCCACCTGCATCACGTGCAGCTTCAGAATAACTTTTATGTACTTGAGGAAGTTCTCCAAATTTTAATCTTTGGTTAAATGGAAGTTTTTGATTAGATTTATCATATAAATCATACATTTCTTTAAAGTAAGAATCATTCTCATACAATGTTCTAAAGTTAGTATTGATATATTGATCAGCAGGAATAATTAATTCACCTGAATAAATTCTAAACTTATTACCTTGAACAGAACCTGGTACTACATTAGTATAAAATTCATGTGATAATTTACCATTGTAATCTTGATTTTCTAACTCAGTAGTATTATTAAACCACCATGTATTAAATTCATCAATAGTTAATTCAGATTTTAATTTATCAATGTATTGTTTAACATTAGGCATTAATTTAGTATTCTTTTCATACCAATCTTTTTGAGCTGCTAATTGTAAGTTACTTGGTAATTTACTAACTTCTTTTAACATTTCATTTCTATTCTGTTCAAATTGAAAATCATTAAATGGAGTATGAATAGCAAATCTTTTCTCAAAACCATCTTTACTAGGAACAGTAAATGTTGTTAAGTATGGACTATTAAATTCAGCAACATTAGCTTTACTACGTCCTTGTATATTATCATACAATGAACCTAATGTTTGTTGATTTTCCAAATCTTCCATACGAACATTTTCTACTAATCTTTTAATAGCTAATGCAACAGTAGCTGCACCATGTTCACTAACATTAATAGTAGAACCAAAAGTGTAAGCCATATAATCAATATCAGTATTAGCCATTCTCAAAGATGAAATTAATACATCTCTACTAAATTCCCTTTCACCCTTTTCTTTTAAAACTTTATTTAAGTTATCTAAGTTTGGTAAAATCCAATCACCAACCATTGAATACATAATATCTTCATACTTAGCAATAGCTTCACTACGCATTTTAATAGCTTGGTCTATCTTACCTTGTTCAGGAGGAGTTTTACCAGCTTCTGCATATGATCTATTAATATCATCTAAGATACTATAAGTAGAAATAAATTCTTTAGCACGAACTAATTGTGCAGATAATTCTTCCTTTTCAGCTTTAGATAAATCTTTAAAATTAACTTTACTTAACTTATATAAGTTACTTATAACTTGATTAGTTGCATTAATATATTTTACAGAATCATCTATTAATCTAGCAAGATTAACTTCATCTAAATCAGGAGAACTATTAATTGAATCAATTAATGATTTAATATCTTCATTCCATTTACCTCCTCTTTTATTATTACCAAATATCTTTTGTTGTTTGTTTAATATTTCAAGAATCTTAACTCTTGTATTAGCAAGATTTTCTTCAAGATTATCTGAGTAAGTAGTAATAGGATTTACACTTCTATCATAATCTTGTAAAGCATTGATAGTAGGTTCACCATTTTCATCTACAATACCAACATTTAAACTATCTAATTGTTTTTGTAGATATTGTTTTAAATGTGGTTCTGTTGAATTAAGAATATCATGTCTTAATTTAATAGCATAATCCCACTTACCAAAAAACTTTTTAAAAGAGTCTGAGAATATCAGACTCTTTCTATTTGTAGCTTCAGCACTAGAAAATGTTTTAGACAGTTCTTCAAACAACTTACTTTTCTTTCCTTCAGGAGTAAGATCTAAGAAATTATCACCATTCTTTTCCCACAATCTATGTGCAGCATCATCATTATTTCCTGTTGCATGGAGTAAATCTTTATACCCTTGTGCATTTCTATTTGGACAATTCATTATTCAGGTTGTATATTATTCATTAATTCATCTGGTATAAAACCACCTAATTTACTACTATTACTTTTAGGAGCAACAGAACATTCTTCATTCTTTTTCTTACCTTCTTTAGCAAAAGTATTTAATTCTTCTTGAGGTATTGTAGGTTCGGAAGATAATTCTTGTCTAACTTCCATTAATAATTTAGGAAATTGTTCTTTCCAGTGAGTATTTTTTTTTACAAACTCTTTAAATCCTTCTACATCTTGTTTACTACCTAATATATGAATTTGCTCTGGTTCAAATACTACATATTCAGTGCCTTCACTAATATGGTCTAAATCTAATAAAGCATCATGTCCAATAACACCATCTATACCTTCACTATTCCATACTGAATAATATTGAGTAGCAACAAAAGTGGAATTAATTCCTGTATTTTCAGAAAGTATTTTAGGATTTTTAATATTTAAAATTACATTATATAAATTTTCTCCAAAAGCATTTACATAGTTTTTGTCAGATGTAAACATCGCTCCTATGTGTTTAAATCTTTCTTCTCTTGCGTTTTCATCAATTGTTTTAAAAACATCATGTTTACTTGGACTACCATGATAAACAATATCTTTTACTTTACTATTAGGAAATATAGTATTTAAATATTGAGAGTATTGTTGTAATGCTTGTTGTTTTTGTTGTTGGGTTATAAATAAATCAGAAAGATATTTGTCTGTACTAACTACTTTAGATTTATCTATTTTAGCAATTTCTGTATCTAAACTATTTTTCCAACCTTCTGTACCTTCTAATCCTGGATTATAGTCATTTCTTTGTTTTGCTCTATCAATAAAGGTCTCTTTTGACATTGTTATAACTCTATCAAAATCATTGGCAAATTCTCTTAATAAAATCATATCAGAAGCAAACAGTTGTTTGCCTGTCTTATTAGCTTCTTTTTTAGCTTCACCCCAAAGCTCCCTTACAGCTTTTTGATATTCTTCTTTATTACTTTTTTGAAAATCATTTCTCGCTTTAAAACCTTTAGGTAAATTAAATTTTTCATTAATTTTACTTTTATAGTCACTATCAAAATCAATTACATCAGTCCTTCCACTTTCTTTTAAATAAGTTTTACCTATTCCAGGATGCCCAAATACTATTTTATCATTTGGTGTAATTAATTGATTAAACCCTAAAGCTTCATATACTTGATTAGCTAATTCAGGATTAGAATCAAATAATTCTTCTACTCCTGGTTTAATCTCTATAGATTGATTATTTATATTCTCATCTTGATATTCTCTTTTTGTAATAAAATCAACTTCTCCAGTATTTATATTTCTAACATCAAAACCTTCCTTAGTTACTCTTTCAACTTGATAAGTTTCTTGTTGAAATTCTATAATATCTCCTCTTTTTTTGTTTAAATCTACTTTATTATTATTTTCTCCTGTACCTGCATAAATATTAATTACATCATTTTTCATTCCAGGAGTAATTGCTTTACTAACTTCTATTTTAGCATTATGTATTTCTCGTGCTTCTTGCATAACAAAACTCATATCTTCTTGATCATCAAACCCTTCTTCACCATCCCATAAATCATCTTCTCTTTTTTTACTAGTATCTTCAATATTAGAATCAAAAGGATTATCTTTCTTTACTTTCTTTGTAGCATACTTATGATCGTGATTAATGTATTGAATTTCTTCATCAGTTCTAGCATAAGGTATTGCCTTACTTCTTTCACCTTTAATACTTACTCTTTTATAAACAGCTTTAGTACCAAGATACAATGGTTCACCAAGATGGTTAATAACTTTGTTATTTACAGTAACTAACTTAAATATAACATCACTATTTTCAGGATCACCTTGTCTAAACCACAATGGGAAGTTAAACAAAGATACGGGTTTTCCATCAATATTAACAGTTTTTCTCTTAAAAAAGTTTGAAATTACTGCATTATTTGCTTTTATTTGTTGAGAATTTTTATCTTTCGCATTTTCTGCATACTCAATATCATCAATAATTTCTTCACTAGTACTATTAACACTGAATGTAGGTATTTGATCGTGGTTTCTTGTAGTACCTTGAAATAAATCAAAGGTAGTAAATCCACTTGAATTAGTACTTACACCATTCTTTTGATCAACTAATGAATTTTTACTTGATACAAATACTGCATCATTTCTATTATTAATGTCTTGAGCATACTTATTAATAAATCCTGAAACTAAAGTTTCCTTATCAACTCCAAATACTATCTTAGCATCTTCATCACTAAATCCACTAATATCATTTCTTAATAAATCATTAACAGCTTTACTTGAAGTTGCTAATCTTTTAAATAAAGTAGGTGATACAAAGTTAATAAATGAACCTGATTTAAATTGAAATGCATTTTTTGAAAATTCATAGAAGTACATATCAGTTGCAAAGTCAACATATTCTTTTTTACCACTTGTTAACAATGCTTCAAATCCATCAATAATTCTTTCTTCAAATCCTTTATTTTTATTACTAAATGTATTTGCAGTAATATCAATAAATCCATTTTCAGCATTTGGTGGTCTGAAAGTTAAAGCATTTACAAACTTATTAGTTTTAAATTCAGCATCTTTGTATAACTCCTTATATCTTTCATATAAGTTATTATCATCTTTAGCATATACTAAAGCATTAAGATCTAATTTTTTACCAATTGACTCTTCTAAATATTTTCTATAAGCAATACCTGTTAAATAAGACATTAAGTTTTTAGATACTTTACCATAAGTAAATTTCTTATTAGTTAAGTATTTACTAATGTTATTTTTAACCAAATTAAACATAGTTCTGAAAGCTTCAGTTCTATTGATTTGAACAAACGAAGCATCGTGTAATACTTTCTTTAAATTCTTTAATGAAGATGAAGTAAGTTTATGAGCTGTTAAAGCTCCTTCAAATCCATTAAAAGGAGGAGTATCAGGTGTATTCTTAAATGTAACTTCACCATTAGAACCTAACTCAGGATATAAACCTAATTTATGTAAATGTTCAAGAATAATATCAGATTCTGCATGTGTAGTAGGAAGACCTTTACTTAATGTAAGTATTTGAGCAACTGATATTAAGTTACCATTAAACTCTTCTAACTTACGATAGTTCATAAAGTTTTTAAGTTCTAATTCATAGAACTTCAATTTATCTTCATTACTTAATTCATTTAACTTCTTACCATTTTCAAGTAACCATTTTAAATCTTCAGAAGTAATATTGTTATCTACCTTTTCATTGTTATCTACCTTTTCATTTTTATCATAAGGTTTAATTTCAATATTCAACTTAGTTTTTAAATCTACTATATTCTTTTTAAGTTCTTTAATAGTATTTTTAGCTACTGAGAATTTACTACGATTAGATTCCATTGAAGTTTGAATACCATCTCCTTCAATAGCTTTAGTATATTGTTTAACATACTTAGTATTAACCATAAAGACTGCATCTTTAAAATTACCACCTCGCATTACAACATCAGATACAATACCTAATGTACCTAATGTCAAATTACATTTAGATACGAATCCATATTTAGGGTTATCCGTCATTGCAGAAGTTAATGTAGAAAGTAAATCCATAATACGTTTACCTTCAGCATTTAAATTCTTTTTATAATCAGTTAACTCTACACCATTCATTGTAACAACACCTTTCTCATTAACACTTAAACCATATTTGTTTAAGAATGTATAAGCTTGTGTTGAGTTTACAGATGCTCCAATAGATTCCTTACCTGCTTTATTAGATTCTAAAGCTTGTGCAAATCCATTTAAACCAAACATATCAAAGTTTTTATCTAGTAATTTATAATCAGCTTCACCAATTAATATTTCAGCTAGTTCATTTAATACATTTTCAAGTGCAGTTAATGTAGCAGGAGTTCTAGTAATATCTTTTCTAATATGATCATTACTTTGAAATCCTATTTTACATTCAAGAAGTTGATTATTTATTTTACCAATATTATATTCAATACCATTAGCTTGAGCTTTCTTATAATCTTTTTCAGTATAAGGTAATCCTAATTCTTCAAAAGCTTTTTTCTTTATAGGTTCAAGCATAGTTTGAAGATTTTTATTTTCTTCAATCAAACGTGCTTTATCAGCAGGATCATTTGAATCACGAATATCCTTTTCAATAGCATTAATTAAATCTTTTTTAAGTTTAACACTTTCATCAAGTTTAGCATCTTCTTTTAATAAATAACTAAATAATTTCTTTAAGATAGTATTATTATCTTGATGCCATATTTTATATTGTTCAAATTCAGAATCTTGTTTATTACCATGTTTTAAGAACTTAGCATCTACTCCTTTACCTTTCACATAGTGATCAGGTCTATGAATGTAGAATGCATCAATATCAAAGTCACTACCTGTTAATAAGATAATTTCTTTAGGAAATACTGCATTAGAACCTGCTTCAGGAGGTAATACATCTACTAATTTCAAACTCATTGCTGAGTGATGATCTTGAGTAGGAATCCTTAATCCAAACATGTATGCAATACTTTCAGGAATTTCATCACCTGGTTTTAACCCAAATTGTTCTGCAAAATGCATAGGTAACATAAATTCACTATACACTCTTTTATTACCTTCAGAATCAATTTCTTCTACATTGTGTTTTAAATCACGAATTTTAATTTCTCCTTTAGCAATTAAGCTTTCATAGTATGCTGGGTTAGTATTATACAAACGTCTTGATAAAATCTTTCCATCTTTATAATGCATTATAGGATAACCTACGTCAGATACCAATGTAGTTTTATAGTTTGGAATTTTATGTAAAAAGGCATCAGAGAAATGTGAATTAAAATACTGTTCAAACTTTTCAAAGTGAGAAGGTAAATTAAATGTACCTTCTTGTAATTCTTCTAACATTGAAATTAACTGAGGACTACCACTAGTTTGAGCTAATGTTTCTTGAATAGTTTTAATCCAGTTTTTAAAATCAGGAGTTCTATCATTGTTTTTAACTTTGAATAAGAACTTTTCTATCCATTGAAACTTAGCATTATTTCTTTGAGCATTAAGATTTTGATACATTCTTTTCATATCACCAACAGTCTTAACTCCTGGTAGATTAGTATTTACATACGGCGTATCATTATTTTGCTCAGTATCAGTAATTTGTTGCATCTGAGAAGGATCTTTACCATCTTCTTTAAGACCAGGATTTTCCATTTGCAACCTTACATATTGTGAAGATATTTTTTGTGGAGTTACTTCAATAGAATGTATATCTCCATCTTCTGTAAAATTAGTTTTACTTATTCCATAAATTGCTTTTTTACTAAATGATTTTGGCCCTGCTAAATTACAACCTGATCTATTCATTCCTGCATAAATAGCAACCAATGATTTAGCTATACTCTTAGGTTTAACTACACCATTTTCCATATAATACAAATCCTTTTTAAACAACCAAGATACAGATGTTTTTAAGAATTGTCCCATATCATCATATGCTACAATTTTATAAGAATTTGCCAAAGCAAGTCTATCTTTTAAAATATGTTGTTCATCATAATCAAGTTCCTTACCACCTATTACATCTAGCTTTTCAATAATACCTTTAATAGTATCATCATATCTACCAAGAGATTGTAAAATGTGAGTAAGTAATTTAGAATTACCTAAACATCCACCATCTTGTCTATCAATATCTTTAGTAGTTTCAGAAGAACTATCTAATCTTCCTTCATCATCTACATTAATTTTAGATGTAGGATCTTGATAAGTAAAGAATGGAATATCTTCATTTAAATTAACATATGAAAAGTTACTACCTGATGCATTAGCACCTCTCTGTCTTTTGAAGAAGTCAACAGGGTTCTTTGCATTAAGTGCAGGATCACCTTCCATTAATTGATAAAACATTGAAACATTTAAATAGTTACTTAAAAATGCTTGTGCAATATTTGCTCTAAGATCACTACTCTTAAATACAACACCTACACCTTTTTCTTTTAAGTAATGTGCTTTATCAAATCCAGTAAAGTATCTACGGTCTAATAAGTTAGAATAGTATTTACCTTCCTTTTCATTATAATTAATAACACCTTCTTCACTTAACATATCAAGTTGTTCCTTCAATTCATTATCGAAGTAACTCTTAGTTAATAAATGAATTTCATCTTTAAATGATTCTAAAGAAGCATCACCTGAGATAATCTTAGAAATGTCTTCATCACTTAAAATCCTTTTACCATCAACTTCTGATTTAAGTAAACCTTCCCACTTCCAAAAATAACCTGCTCTAGGTTTATCTCCAGTAGTGTATCCTTCAATATTACGAGTAAACTTACCTTCTCTAAAATCCTGGATTCTTACATGTTCATTCTTAATTTCATTGAAAATCTTTTCTAAGAAATCTGAAGTATAACCTTCATCACCATAACAATTAATACTTGGTAAGTTAATCATATCTAAAGTAGAAGATGCTTCCATAATTGGAAGTACTACTGGTGACATTACAACATTACCTTTTTTAATTCTATCTAAGTACATAGAATAACTATACAATAAGAAATCACGTTTAGTAAATTTACCAAATGTAACACCTTCTTGTTTATCAACATTACTTACTTCGGATAGTCCACCTTCTTTATCAGCAAATAATTTTGCAACCCTTGAACCATCTCCACGTACTATTGTTAAACCTTTTTGAATTGATTTAAATCCTTCATCAGCTAATAACTGACTATTCAATTTAAACTTTTCTACTTGTGCAAAGCTTTCATTTAATGAATTATCTCTACCATCTGCATATTGAGATTTAGCAGTTAACTCAGCAATTCTTTTCTTAATTGTATTTTTACTTTCGTTACGTAATTTAATAACTTTAGATAAGTGGAATGTTTCTTGTTGATAAGCATATACACTTTTATTCTCAGCATTTTTAAAATTAGTAACTGCAACTCTTTCATCAAGAACTGCATTATCACGTGCCATTTGTTTTAATCTACTAATAGCAGTTGTTTTATCATTTTTAGTTTTATCATCTAAAGAATCTTCACTACCAAAAGGATTATAACCTTGTTCAATAAGATTTGTAATTTGAGTTATAGATTCTTTAAAACTAGCATTATCCAATTCAAATTCATCTACATAAGAATTAACAAATTCTTTTTGTTCATAAGTTAATAGATCATCAGTAAGTCTTCCAGTATTAGTAAGAATTAAATATTTGATATAACCTTTAGACAAATCAATTCCAACACTATTTAATAGTGTTTGTAAATTGGTTGCCATATTATTAAGCTGTGTAGCATTAATCTTTTTATTTTCTACACCAGGTCTATAACCACCGTCAATTAAAGAAACAACTTGTTTAAATCTATTAACAACTTCTTTCTTACTACTTTCATCCTCTAATGAATTTCTATGAATGTCATTAAAGTTTGCAGACCACATAACTATTTGATCAGAATCTACTCCTTTTTGATTTGAAGACATTACACGAGCAACCATGTTATTAGGACTAATATCATGTGCAACAAATCTATGATCTACTGAGAATAGATTAAATGCTTTTAACACACGTTGAAATCTATTCCTTTTTAAATTATCATCACTTATTTTATAACCCTCTTCACTTTTCTCAAAACCTACATCATCTTTGAACTTATTAATAAAATGTTTAGCTTCATCACTATGTTCAGCAAAACCAAATATTCTTGAGATTAATGTTTCTTGAGTAACTGAATTTGCAGCAGCCTTAACAATACCATCATATACTTTTTTAGCATCAACAGCTACTGTTATTTCAATATTAGGTAAATCCTTTCTATGGTATAAATCATTTAATGTAGTAGTATAAGTAGTCAATGCAATGTAATGTCTAATCTCTTTACTTAAACTACCAAATCCTCCGTAATTCTCAGCATTTAATACATAAGACTTATTTCCAATTTTATCTTCTACTAACTCTAGTCCTTCAGTTTCTTCATCAATATTAAATTGATTTAATAACTTGAGTACTTCAGTTGTAATAATCTTACGAGCTTCACCATTAGTTTTAGCTCCATCACGAGCTACATATTGTTTTACTAAAAATATCTTTTGTTGATCTGTTAAACCTTCATAAGAATATGGATTGTATATTGCAGCTTCTTCATCAATAGTTTGATTAATTAAAGTACTAACTTCAACAAGACTACCATCAAGCATTTTGTTTAATACTTTAGAAGCAACTGTACTAATAATTTGTTGTTGTGTATTAGCATCCAACTTTGTTTTTGGGCCTGTTGGAATTAATGCAGCTACAACATCTTTAGATTTAGAAAATCTATTATCAGCTATACTCTTATTTCTAAATGCACCATTATCAATTCTTTTAAATAATAAAGATAATTCATTTTGATTAGGTTTAAAGATATTAAACAAATCAATAATCATTTGGAACATTCTAGCTAAACCAGTTTTAACAGGTTTATTGTTTTTATATGACATGAATTTATCAGCCATATATTCTTCTACAACTAAATCTTCAACTTGTTGTTTAGTTAATCTAGTTAATATAAGAGCATTACGAGGATCAGCTTTAAATTCACTAACAGCTTGATTAAATGATTTACCTGACTTAGCTAATTCATTACGCAACTCCTCTTTACCAATACTTAGGTAATATGAAATTTCATCCTCATTCATTAATTTTCTAAACACACTATGGAATGCTTCATGGTATTCTACACCTTTAGCAATTGAATCACCAAGATAAATAGTGTCTTCCATAAATGCACCCCACAATTCATTCTTATCAAATAAGTTAGAAGATAACTTTTCAATAATATTAAATTGAATTGTATCAGGTAACATACCACGAATATTACCTACAGCTTCATTATAACTTACCCATTCTTCATTAGAAGAGTCTTTTAGTTTTGCATTAACATCAGGTTCATTATTTTCAAAATTACCTTTTAAAGTTTCTGCCATAAAAGCAGCTATAGGATCTTCCTCTTGAGTAGATTGATTAGATGTAGGTTGTTGTTCTAAAGCAGCTAGTTCAGCATAAGCAGCACTATTCTTTCTACCTACTTCTTCAAGAGCTTGCATAGCTTGCTCTTTGGTCATTTCACCTTTTTTAACAGCATCTACATATTCTGCATCATATTTAGCATTGATTTTATCTATAACTTCTTGTTCTGATTTACCTATAATTTGTTCATACCATTCACCATTTTCATCAGGTTTTGATAAATAATAATAACCTTCATAATTATCTGTTTCAACTAAATCTCCATTTTTAAAGACAGTTTCTTTACTAATGAAATTTGTTTCATCTAAACCTACTACATTAGGCTCTTCTATTAAACCAAAAGACCATGCTTTTCTTAATTCTAATCCATCAATAGTACTTAATAAATCTGATTGTTTTTGCTCAATTAACTTAATTTTAGCTAAATTAGAATCTTCTATTTTTTTAAATTCTATGTCAAATTGATTTTTAGCTTCTTTTATTTTATCCCAATTTTCTTTACCAAAATATTCTTCTTCTTTACCTCTAATGTTTTTACCTTCCCATAATTTACCATTTAATTCTTCTAATACCCAATTATTAATTCTTGTATTTACAGGTAATTTTATATCTTTAGTAAGCTTATTAATTAAATTATCCCTATCAGCTACTTCTTCTGCATTAATAGAATTAAATTGTTCCCAAAATTCTTCATTTTTATTATTTGTTTCTTGTCTGCTTCTTTCTATATCAGATTTTTTATCATCTAATTCCTTTAATTCTGCATCATATTTAGCATTGATTTCAGGTTTAATACTTTTTTCTATGTAATCTTCTACAGTTGGGTATGTATCTACCCACCCTTTCCCATAAATCTGAGTTTGTTTTTTTGAAGCATCTACAATATGTTGAGTATCCCATCCTTTAGGATTATTATTAGTAACAATTAAATCATGATGCAAATCCTCCCCATTAGAAGGTAAAACTGTAATACTACCTAATTCTTCTTGTCTTCTTCTTTTTATATCATCTTCAATAAGTTGTCTATGAGTTTTATTTTCAGGATTATTTAACTTTTTACCTTGATAATAAACACCATCTACTTTAACTTCATATTCTGTATTACCTACTTTACCTATTTCTATATCAGCTTTTTTAGCTTTTATATTAGATTGATTAGTAGTTGTAGGTTTAACTTCAGGAGTAGAAACTGATGTATTTGCAGGAACTTTATTAAAATCAAACTTTAAGTTTTGACCTGTTTTAATATTTTGTCCATAAGGAGTTTCAAACTGACTTAATAAAGAATCATTTGCTGCTGTATTACCAATTTGACTTTTTGGAGCAACAACAGTTTTAAAGTTCTTTTCTTGAATAGGTTTAAACTTTTCATTTAACTTTTTACTTTCTGTAGTAGTTTTAAGAAATGCTTTATTTACTTGATCAATAATATCATCAATAAATTGAACTTTATTTAAATCAATTTCAACAGTTGATGAAACACCATCTCGATAGAAATTCATTTTACAGCTACCTTTAAATCCTAAGTTCAAATGAACAATAGAATTAGTAGTATTAGATATAAAGAATTTACTATTAAATTCTTGATTCCAAGCATCTAATTCTTCTGGTGTAATATCCTTATCAGAAATTTCAATAGCTTTATCTATTAAAGTAGTAACAATACTTTTTGTATCTGCAATTTTAGCAGGACTTATAGGAAGTAAAGAATACTTTTTACCATCAATAGAAATAATTCCACCTGGATCTTCATATACAGTTACATACCTATCTTTTAAACGTCCTGTTAAACTTTGTTTATTAACTTCTTCAATAAGACTATTATATTTAGGATCTACAGTACCATCATCTAATAACAATGCTTTACCAAATGAACTTTCATTATTAGTACTTAATCTTCTAATATTACCATTTTCATCTAACGAATAACCATGTCTATCGAATATAATATATTGACCATGTTCATTTGTTAATATTCTATTTTTAAAATCAATAAGATTTGATTTAGGAGTTTCATAACGTAATGGAATAAATCTTCCAGTAGATACATCTAAACCAACTAAAGATTTTAATTCTGAATTATTAATAATCAATTCAGAATTACTTCCTAATTTTGATTGTAAATAATCAAAAAACTTTTTATTATCTACATAAGCTTTTCTAAATTGATCGTGTGTAACTCCTTGAGGAATATTAAACAAATGATCAATCTCAGCATTACTTAATAAATTTATAATAAGAGTTTCTCCATTAGTTTTTTGGTATCTACCATACCAATTTAAAAATCCAATTGGTTCAGGATCACCTTCATACATAATCTCAATATCCATTGGAGTATGTACATTACTTATTTTATCATTTAGTACATTAGTAGTTCCTGGCTTACTATATTTTGCAGGAGTAATTCGTAAACTAATCTTACTTAAAAAGTCAGGAGAGTTTACAGCTTTATTAAATCTTGCTCTTTGTTGTTCATTAAAAGTATCACTTTCTAAAAAGTTTTTAGTACCAATGTATTTTTCAGAAGAGCTTTGTTCTACTTCTGCAATAAAAGTTTGTCTTTCTTCTTCTTGTTTTTTATTATTTTCAACAATCTTTTGTTTTTTAGATTCTATTTTTTCAGGATCTAATGTAGCACCTTCATCTTTTAGTTTTTGAGCTATAGCTTCAAGCTCTGCAATATCATCATCATTGTTTACAAACTCTTTTGCTAAACCATCAATTTTATTCATTTGTTCAGGAGAAGCACCTAACTTTGATGTATCACCTTTAGGTTTAACAACAGGATTTTCAGCAGCTTCCTTTTCAACAGCCTTTTTAATTTCAGCATCTCTCTTTTCTTTAATTCCTGAAAGAGCATCTTTCAATTGTTTACGACCTTCAGCAGTAACTAATTGATTATATGTATCAATAAATGCTTCACGAGTTTCAGCAAGTTTATTTAAATCACCAAGCAACTCATTTACTTTAGGAGCAATGTGTGGATGTGTTTCACTAAACTTTTTTATAGACTCATTAAACTTATCTCTATAACCATCAGCAACTTCTTTTCTAAATTTATCATAATCAAATTTAGTATTTTCTTTAATCAATTCTTTATAAACATCAGGCATTGCATTCTTGAGTTCTTCATCACTCATAGAATTTCCAGTAGCTAAAGCAAATTCCCGCATTCTATATAAAGCATCAGCTTCATTAGAAATACCTTTAAGTTCTTTAGCAATAGCCTTTTCACGTAATTCAATATTATCAAGATTTACAGAAGAAAAGAATAAACGATTAAATAATTGTTGATTAACATGAAGATCTAAAGGATCTTTAGTATCTCCTTGGTATCTATTCATATTAAAAAATTCACGAGTATTATTATAACTCTTTTCAATAGCATCTACTGATTTGAGTAATTCATCTACTTGTGCATGTTGTTCTTCTTGATCTTTAGGTTTAGCATCAAACTGTTCAGAGAATGAATTTAAATCTAATTGCTTCATTGCTTCAAGTCTTTCTTTAAAAACAGGGAGTGTATTATTATCACTCATCATTTTTACTACTTGAGCAAGACCATTAAACTTAGCATTGTGATAATTAAACTTATCACCTTTTAACATAGCTTCATCAGCATGATTAAAAAATGCAATAGCAGATACTGCTTCACCAAGTTTTAATTTTTGTTTAGCATTACTCTCTATATCATGATACAATAGATTTTTAAAATGAGGATCTTCATTTAAAGCATTTACATATTTTTCAGTTAATGCTTCTTTACGTTGCATTTCACTTTTAACACCTTTTAATCCAAAAGGCCCACCAGTAATAGCACCAATCAATATATTTTCCAAACCTTCTTTAGAACCAAATGTTTCTCCAAAAGCTTGACCTAAAGCATTCATAAAGTTATTAGCATCATCCTTAGTTTTAGGATCATTTTGTAATGCTGTATATTTTCTCCAAAGTTGATCAGATGCAAACTGTGCACCTTCTTGACCACCTTCTTCACCTACACTTTCTAAAAATGAAATTGCCTTACCTTTGATATATCTATTCTTATCACTAAGTGTTGCATCTTCAAGTAATGTTTTTGTAATATCATTTTCACCTTTAGTTTCAACAGAACGTACTGCATTTAATTCAACAGCATCTTTATATCCTGGTCTAAATGTTTTACGAAGTAATGCATAATTAGTAGCACCTGTAATAAACAAGCCGGTTACATAATTTTTATTAGCAGCAGCTTCTGCTTCAGCAGGAGTAAAACCATTTTGAATCATGGTATTATAAGTATCACGAGCCTCAGCAGCAGATTCACCATGAGCCATACCTAAACCAATCATTAATTCTTTACCAGCATCTTTGTTAATAAATCCTAAAGCTTTACCAGCATTATTCATATTACCAAGAACACCTTCAGCACCTTCAGCTAATTTACCTGCTGTAGCTAGTTTACCAAGACCATATACTTTAGATAGTCCCATACCACTAACCATAGCACCAACTGTATAACCTACACCACCAAATACTTTATCAAACCAAAAGTTTGAGTATTTCATACCTTCAAGTAAACCTGCATTTTGTTCAGCTTCACTAGAATAAAAAGGCATAGCTTCTCTAGTCCAATCTTTAATTGGATCTATGAACTCTTTAGTAAATGCATTATTATATAGTTTGGAAGGATCTTGTTCCACCATAGCATTGATTACTCCTACGGGTAATCCAACCATATTCTCAGCAGCAGATGTTAAAACAGTAGAACCAAAATTAAATAAACCATTACCTAGTTTATCTAATCTTGTTTGTCTTTGTGCTCTGAGTTCATTAAGTTGACTTTCATTATCAGGAGTAATGTTCGTATCGTATTGTGATTTACCTACTTCTGTATTTGTTTGAAATGGTAATGAATTACCAACAACTCTATCTAATGTTAATTTTGGACGCATTGTTTATTATTTAAATGTAGCTGTATTATTTGGTTTAGTAAAATATCCTTTCATATAAGTACTGTTCATAAATTGATCAGAAGTTTCTTTAAGTAATTCAGGAATATCTTTAACAACTAATCTTCCATCAGGAGTAAATGATACTCCAGCTTGTTTAGCTTGTTCCATTGTAATTGGTTTACCGTCATTAGCAGTTGCTAAAAACTCTTTAGTTTCTTTCATGCTTTGAACTCGTCCTACAACCCATTCAGGAATTAATTTTGTTGGGTCATTAGGATCTACGTGTGTTTGAAGTCCTGTATATACTCCTTCATCTCCAGGAACAATTACAGCATCTTTATTAATTCCTGTTTTACCATTCTTATAAGCATCAAATGCATAATTGAATTTACCAAATACTGCATTAGCTTCATTACTAATAGGAACAATTATATCTGCTGTTTTACCAGCATCTGAAACAACTTGAACTAAATATCCAGGTTTTCCTGAAGCATTTAATGGAACAAACTTAGCTCCTCCACTTGATGCTTTCTTTTGAATAGCTTCTTGTAATTGTACAGGAGTTATATTTCCTAATTTTTCAGCAATTCCTGCTATATCAAAGTTTCCACCTTCACCTGCTGATGAAACAAGATGTAAATTCTTTCCTGCTAAGTTAGCAAGTATTCTACCTGCAACTTGTTCATTATCTAATTTAGGATAAGTGATTGCATTAAATGATGCAGAAGCATTCTTCTGAGCTTCATTCATTAATGTATAAATTTCTTTAATACTTCTACCTTTTAAATTAGGATCGTTTGATCTAAATATTTCAGCTTGTCTAATAATATTAAAGGCTTTATCTTGAGGAATTTTTTCATTTTGAGAAATTTTATACATCTTTAATGTTTCAGGCATATCTTTAGGATATGCTGCATATGCATTTATTATTTGAGGATTACCATTCTCAGTCCATTCAAGATCACTATCTTTAATATCACCAAATGGTGAAACTACATTCATGTAAGGATCAAACTGAGTAGATTCTGTCATACCTGATAAATAAGGATTATCTTTTTGATCTCCAATTCCTAAATTTAAAGCATCATCTATATTACTTGTATAAGATAATCCTGCACGTTCCATACCAGTAGTAGCAAGTTTTTTATATAAATATTCTGAAGGACTCATTACTCTAACTTGTTTAGTTTTAGAATCTTTAATAGCTAATGCGTTAGGATTAGTTTCTGTTAACATTTGATAATCAGATAATTCTTGACGACCTGCATAAGAAGAAGCATAATTACCAATTACATCCATTGCTCTTTGGTCTATTCTATCTTGTGAAATTCCTTCAGTAGTAGCTTTATACCAATAATCTCCTGCTTGTTTATGATCATCAAATTTTAATTCAGGCATTTGATCAAAGAATTGTTTTCTTGCATTTTCTACATCAGTACCTACTGGCCCAATTGAATACTTTTGTAAATTATATTTATCACCACCACCTGAACCAGGAGTAGTATAATCTTTCAATGCTTTAGAATAAGCATAATCTTGTGAATCATAAATTCCATGTTCTTTATCTTTATATTCTGCTTTTTTCTTCATTTGCTCTTCGTGATATGTAAGAGCATTTTCATTACGTATTAACTTTGGATCTAATCCAATTTGACGTGCTTGATCTAAAAACTTTTTAGCTTCTAAAGGATCTGTTAAGTCTTTAACTCCAACAGTACTATTAACTAAATTCTTTAAACCATTTTGTGCATTTTGTAAATACGATGTATCATCTCCAGGTAATGCTTTTCTTTTTAATAAAAGATCTTCATAAGGTTTTATTTCATCAAGTGTATCTTGATACATCTTATCCTTACTCATTCCTGCTTTAAGAATAAATTCCCAAGGAATAGGATTAATATTTAATTCTGCTGGTTTATCCCATACTGATATGCTCATAATTATTATCCTCCTGTTTTAGTTTTTAATGTAAAGCTACCTGTCTTATCATCATAGTTATAATACTTTAAAAAGTTAGGAAGATTATTTCCTATGATTTTATTATTTCTTTCATTTTGTATAATGTCAGAAGTTTGAGTTAAACCTTTAGAAATCTGGTTTCTCTTCTCAGCTTTATTTTGTTCATTGAATTGTTTGATTCCCAACTTAGTTTGTGAATTACGGAATTTATTCTCAATGTTATATTTAGAAGCCTCAAACTTAGCAACTTTATTTGTATTTTCCAAATTTTCGTTAAACTTACTTGAAGCATCTGCATAATTATTAAACAAATTATTCATACCTGCTTGAGTACCACCAAGTTGTCTATTATTATATTTTGCTAAATTATATCCTTTAAGTAAATCTCTACGACCTGCATCTCCTGTTAATGTAGGAGCAGCTACTTGATCATTTACTAAATAATCATTCTCATTGAGTGTCAATGCTTTATCAAAAATACCTCGTCCTATATTATAAATAGCAGGAGAATATTCTCCAACTTTAGTTGCTACATCAGCAGTTCTACTCCAATCAAAAGGTTTTGAAGGACTTGTAGAAAACTTATTTGTTCCAGCTACACTAGAAATATCATTTGAAGGATTAAAGTTAATACCTGTT